GGTATATGGTAAGCCGAGAGAGAATGCAGACGTGAAGACCGAAATGACAATCCGACTAATAGATGACGACGATACGCCGACCGAAGCCGCACGCAGCACAGATACAGGTGCTGAATGAAGCCAAGCGATTTAACGTATTAAACTGCGGCAGGCGATGGGGTAAGTCATACCTTGCAACAAGGTTGATGATTAATTGCGCAATGAAAGAGAATGCGCCAGTCGGATATTTCACGCCGACATACAAGCTACTCGAGGGCACTTTCAAAGAACTATACAGCAGGCTTCATCCGATAATCAAACGGAAGCACGACAATCAGATAATTGAATTGCTAACAGGTGGCAGCATCGAGTTCTGGACACTTGACAATCCACTTGCAGGTCGTTCAAGAAAATACAAGTTGGCTATTGTGGATGAAGCAGCCTATGCGAAAAACCTATGGCAGCTATGGACTGAATCGATACGACCAACACTAACAGATATGCGTGGCGATGGTTGGATGCTATCCACACCGAAAGGCAAAAATGATTTCTACAAGCTATATGCAAAAGGACAAGCGGATAACGACTGGGCTTCATTCAAGATGCCGACATCAACGAATCCATTTATCGACAAAGACGAAATTGAAGCAGCACGTAAAGACCTGCCCGACATCGCATTCAATCAGGAGTACCTTGCCGAGTTCAACGACAACACAGCAAATCCATTCGGACTTGAACACATACGAAAACAGATACAGAATAAGCCATACGCTACCAACGTACACTTCTACGGCGTTGACCTTGCTAAGTCGAGCGACTACACCTGCATCGTGGGATTGCATCAGAACGGCAGCATAGCATATTTCGAGCGGTTTCAAAAGGATTGGAGCAGCACCACTGCAATACTGAAGATGCTAATCGGCACAACACCTGCATTGATAGATAGCACTGGTGTCGGCGACCCTATTGTCGAGGAATTGGTCAAAATATGTCCAAACGCAGAGGGATTCAAGTTCACATCAGAATCGAAGCAGCAGATAATGTTGGAGCTTGCTACATCGGTACAAAAGCGTGAGGTTTCTATTTTAAGTGGGGTAATGCAAGAAGAAATGGAATCATTCGAATACACATACAGCGCACGTGGTGTGCGATATTCTGCGCCTGATGGGATGCACGATGATACGGTGTGCGCCCTTGCACTTGCTAACCATTGCAGGCTAACGAAACAATTAAACAAAGTAACTTTATTCAGATGATACGAATAACCCTACCGACAGACTGGAGCGACATCAGCATCGGCAAGTTCCAAGAGATATATGCGATACTGAAGATGCCTGATGGCTTGGTACTGGAAAAGGACATCAAGATACTTGCAGTGCTAACAGGACAGAGTGAAGAAGTAATCGGCAACGTGGATATGGATGACTATGCCTTTATGATGAACAAGGTGTCATTCATCAATCAGTTCCCAAGCGCAGACCACATCCCGACGCAGGTCAAGTTCGATGGGGTGAAGTATAACTTGCAGATGAAGATGGAAAAGTTAAAACTTGCGCAGTACATAGATTTGGAGTTGTTGAGCAAGACGCAGGATGAAATCATATACAATATGCACAAGATACTTGCAATCTTTATGAGCGACAGCAAGACATACAGCACTGAAGATATGATAAGGCGAGCCGACATATTTAAGGCGAAGATGACCATTGACGTTGCCTATCCGATTACGGTTTTTTTTTATCTGCACTTCAACGCTTTGTTAAACGCTACACTAAGCTATTTGGTTTCGGAAGCCGACAAACAAACGAAGCAACTGAAACAAACACTGCCGACAACTACGAGAAGAGATGGAAGTGGTATATTATTTTGGAAGAATTGAGCAGCGACAGGAGAATGTGGGATTATTACTTCGATATGCAGATAATTGAATTTTTCAACTACTATTCATTCAGGCTTGACAAAGCACGGAACGACGAGGCAAAACAAAAGAAGCAATGGCAACAATCCCGAAAGGCATAAACAAATTACAAAGAGAAAGGTGGGCGAAGTTCGAGGCAGCCGACATCGGCATCACGGATACAAGCGACACGCAGGTAATCATACAAGACAGCATCACGGACATACTAATCAAGTTCATCACAGCCGTAAAAAGTCAGGTACAAGAGAACCTGAATGCGACGAGCAAGACAGGGCAGCAGAGCCTATATAACAGCGTGCAGGTGAATGTAGAAGAAACAGGCAACACGGTATCGGTGCAGCTTGTGATGAACGACTATTGGAAGTATGTGGACAAGGGTGTAAAAGGTCGTAAGTCAACCTATCCCGAAAGTGCTGATTCGCCGTTCGCCTACCCACAGAAGCCGAAGTCAAGTGGCGGCAAGTTTCAGAACAGCCTTGAACTATGGATTGCGCAGAAGCCGATACAGATACGCACAAGCACAACACAATCGGGAGCAGCAGTACGCAACATCAACAGCAGCATTGCATACGCTATACGCAACAAGATAATTGACAGAGGTATCAGGGCGACTAACTTCTTCAGCAGCGTAATCAACGACCAGAGCATTGCGGCATTACGTGAGGAAACCGAGAAACGACTGGGCAAGAAGTTAGAGATTGCGCTGACCACATTCAAACGACAATAACTTATTTCTATTTAACAATATGGCAATCACGATAATAGACAAACCATACACGACCACGCACAACTTCGCACCGACATACAATCCGTGCTTCCTTACCGTATCAGGAACGAACAATGTGCAAACAGGTTACAGGCACATATATCAGATATTCATTAACGGCACATTGCAGGCAACGGTCAAGAAGTCGCCTATGCCGAATGGATATGGAGCAATAGACCTGCATCGCATTGTGGATAGTTACATCAGCCACGACATAGAATATGCAGATACAGGCTTCAATAATTGCAGCAATATGCGTGCATCCGTACAGGTTAAGGTGGGTGAAGAATACGGCACGACACAGACATTGGACGTGACGAGCGACACATTAAGGCTATGGAACGCATCCATCCCTTATCGTGACTTCATCAATTTTGACACGACCACACGCTGCATCAATCAGAACGCATCGGCACGATTCCTTACCACGCCGTTGACATTCAGGCATACACGAGGGTCGTATGCTTGGCTTTATATGATACAAGAGCAGACCAATGACGTGGCAGCGTTATATATAGCGACATACAACAGCGCAGGCGTAGGGCTTGGCACATACAGACTGACCAACACGAACAACACGGTGACAGGCTTAACGAATCAATTCCTGCGAGTGCCGATTGGAAGTGGCAACATAGCGAACAACACGATAGTGACCTTAACAGGCAGCACGCCGATAATCACTAACAACGTGGCATATTACACGGTCACTGCTTTGGATAGCAGCTTTGACTTCAACAGCCTTACATACACGTATTACATACTGGATGCTGAATGCACATACACGACATACAACCTTGTATTTCAGAACAGGTGGGGCGGTTTCGATTCTGCGCAGTTCACAAAAGTTTCACGAGAAACAATCACGGTAGAGCGGCAGCGATTTGAAAAGACAGACTACACATTCCCATCAGGCGTGTTCACGCAGAACATCAAAAACAGGGGCAAGACCACATTCCACGTAGAAAGCAAAGAATCGGTGCAGTTGAATTCGGATTGGCTAACGGATGCAGAGTTCGATTGGTTGCAGGAACTAATTACATCACCGATGGTCTATTCGGTTGAAGATGGTGCATTGGTTCCAGTTGAAATCAACACGAGCACATACGAGGTGCGTAAGTCGGTCAATGATGGTGCTTCGCAGTTAGTAATAGATATGGAATATGGCTATCAGCAATACGCAACACGATGAGCAGAACGCAACTATATATATCCCCGAACAGGCGTGGCACGGTAACATTATCGGCAGGCAGCATATCGGTACAAGGCAGTAACACGAACTTCACGTCAGCCGACAACGGCAATACGATAATCTTCAGGACAAGCACAGGCGACATCGAGCGCAAGATATTATCAGCCAACGGCACAACGCAGAGCCTTACATTGAACGCATCCGTTCCGACAAGTCAAAGCGGCGTGTTCTATTATCTTGAATATGTAGAGGTGGATTTATACGACGATATACCGTTCACATTAACCTATAACATTGCAGACATACGCAATCCTGACAAGCGGAACGGTTCATTCAGCAAGACCGTAAGGATACCAGGCACAGACACGAACAACGCACTATTTGGAAGCATATTCGAGATAGATATTGATGGCAGCTTTAATCCGAACATTAAGGCACTTGCATACATCGAGATTGACACGATTGAGCAGTTCAGGGGTGTGATGCAGTTGCTTCAGATAAACCGCACACCTGACTTCATTGAATACGAAATATCTGTATTCGGTCGAATAGGTAGTTTTTTTAATAGCTTAGGTAATAAGTTGCTGACTGAAGTTGATTTGTCGCAATATAACCATAAACGAACTTTAGCCAACATTAACAACAGCAGGGATACAAGCATAATAAAGAACAATGCAGTATATGACAATTTTAATGGTACAATCACAACTAACTTTGAGAACGGCGAGCCTGATGGTGAGGGATATGTTTATACATTAATTAATAACGGTGCAACTGGAGTAACATTATCCAACATTGAATCTAACAATATAATGCCTGCGGTATATGCAAAGCAAATAGTTGACAGCATATTTGATTCGATAAATTTCACATACACAAGTGCATTTTTCGATTCTGCATTTTTTAAGAAATTAATCATTCCTTACAAATTACAGAAACGTAAGGCGAAGATATATGCGAACTTGGTGCTAACATTACAACCAACAACATCTGCAATAGTAAAGATAATCAGGAAATCAGTTTATGATAATACACAGGAAGCAGTATTAGCATCCACATTAGCGACAAACAACGACTACTATACGCAATTAGAAGCAATAACGGATTTGTACTATGGCGATGAAATATATATCACGCTTACTTTTGCAAATAACTTAGTAATTGAAGAAAGAGGAAATCTTGGAGTAAATGACCCAGGTTCATATTTTTTTGTTGAGTATCAGGATATAGTTAACACAGGGCTTCCAAACAATGGGTGCTATGCCTATGTATCAAGTCCAATAAGCGTGAATGGTCCACAAGTTGACTATAAGATAGTATTCGACAATGACAGCACATCGCCTGCATTTGATTTGAACAACGGATATGATAATACAACTGGAGTATTTACCGAACCAGTAACAAACTTGAATTTATTTGCGCCGACAAACATCAAGCAGGTTGATTATTTGATGAGCCTTGTCAAGATGTTCAACCTTTACATTGATATTGATAAGGACAGCATAAACAACCTAATCATTGAGCCATATAATGACTTTATGAGCAGTGATGTGTTGGACTGGACAATGAAATTGGATAACAGCAGGCAGATTGAAATATATCCGATGGGAGAACTTGAATTTAGCAGTTTCAAATTATCATACAAGCCTGACACTGATTATTACAACAGTATCTATACCGACCTATGGAAACAAATATATGGCGAAAAGTCACTTAGCATAGACAATGATTTTGTACGTGCAGAAAATAAGATAGACTTAATATTTTCACCAACACATTTAAATGAAAAGTTAGGCTTAACGGTAACGCCTGCCATATATAAATTTAGCGACAATCAAACATCACCATTCGACTTCAACATTCGCATACTGCATTATTCAGGTATGTTTGATGGTAAGTATAGAGTAACACACGACCCACTAACAAGCAACACGGTAGAAACAACTTATTTAAAATATCCATTCACAGGACATACAGACAAACCACAAGAACCGACATTAGATTTATTATTCGACAAGCCAAAGCAGGTGTATTGGGTATTTGATGCACCACTAACATATACGGACAACAATTTATACAACAAGTACTGGAGCAAATACATCACAGAGATAACGGACAAGGATAGCAAGATAGTTGTTATGTATATGAATATAACGGTTGCAGACATATTCAATCTTGACTTCAGTAAATTATACTTCATCAACAATTCGTATTACCGACTGAACAAGATTGAGAACTACAATCCGATTAATGCGCAGGTGACGAAGTGCGAATTTCTGAAAATCAAAGAGGGTTCGCCATTCGTTGCAGGCGACACAGACAACCCGATTGATAACCTTGTCAACTACAACCTTGTAATCGGTGGCGTTGATGAAATACGCAACATCGCTGCTGATTCATTCTATAACGTAGTGGTGGGCGGCAAGGATGAAGTGCGAAGCCTTGCAGCTACATCAAACATTCACATAATAAGAGGATAGTATGCCAATCAATATACAAGACAGCAAGATGATACAGAAGTACAGCACCGTGACAGGTGTTGTGCCAACAGCAGGACCGACAAGCGACTTCACGGATGGAACGTGGACTGCAACAGACATATACGAGGGCGAGATAATGGCGAACGTAGCAGATAGCAAGGTATGGATGCGTATGAATGCAGGCATTCGTGAGTTCCTGATTACACGCAACAATTCTGCAACGGGCGACCTATACTATGTCGGCAGCGGCACTTGGCAGCGATTACCGATAGGCACATCGGGGCAGGTGTTAACGGTAAGCAGTGGAGGTGTGCCAACGTGGGCAGCGAGTACAGGCGGCGGCGGTTCATCGGGTGGCGTACCTACGACAAGAACGATAACGATTAACGGCGACACGCAGGACTTGTCAGCAGACAGAACGTGGACAATCGATGGTGGTGTATCTTATGGCGTTGCATCAGGAACGAACACATACACGGTAACCATATCGGGAGTGGCATCATATACAGAGGGGGATGTATATGCAGTTAAATTCACCAATGCAAATGATGATGATTCGACTATCAACATAAACGGACTTGGGGCAAAGACATTAGTGAAGCAGTTGAATATTCAGGTAACAGGGGGCGACATTGAATCAGGGCAGCAGTTTATCTTGATATATGATGGCACTAACTTCCAGATGATAGGTGTTGCGCCGAATCAATTATTCGCTTATGTAACCAATGCTGATTCTGTAACTATAAACAAAGGACAGCCAGTATATGCCTTTGGTGCGCAGGGCAATCGAATGAGCGTTAAGTTAGCATCGAATACTGGAGATGCAACATCAGCGCAAACGGTCGGTGTTGTATTCAGTTCGAGCATAGGTGCTAATCAAAAAGGTTTCATCATAACGCAGGGCGTAATATCGGGCGTGAACACGTCAGCATATAGTCCAGGTGACCAGTTATACTTAGGTGCTACGGCAGGAACTTTGACTGCAACGAAGCCAGTTGCCCCGAACCATCTTGTGTATATTGGTATAGTAGAACGAGCGAATGCAGGTAATGGTCAGATTTACGTTAAGCCACAGAACGGATATGAACTTGACGAATTGCACGATGTACTGATAACAAGCGAATCGAACAACGACATCCTGCAATATGAAACGTCATCAGGCTTATGGAAGAATAAGCCATTCCCGACATTAACAAGCGGCACGGTCACATCGGTATCAGTTGCAGCAGGCACGACAGGGAGCGATGTAAATATAAGCGGTTCGCCAATAACGACAAGCGGCACGATTACAATCAACATACCGACTGCATCATCAACCAATAGGGGTGCATTGTCATCAACGGATTGGACTACATTCAATCAGAAGTCGGGCGTGTTTATGCACAGAATCGCACCAACGGCATTCAACCCATTAGATGCGACGAATTACTATGCAGGTGACTTATCTGCATCATTGGATTGGGGAACAACGGCGGCGGCACGTAGGCATTATGTAGCTGCATCATTCCAGTTGATTGCGGCATCGATAATGGTCAGGGTAGCAGGTACAATCGGAAGTGGTGAATCAGGCACGTTGGCAATAAGAAAAAACAACACGACAGATTACACAATATCAGCAGGCGTATTGATGAATGCGGCAAACGTATATGTACAAGCAACGGGGTTATCGGGTGCATCGTTTGTTTCGGGCGATTATTTCGAGTTAAAATTTACAACACCTACTTGGGCGACTAATCCAACAAACGTAAACTTAATTGTAGCACTTTATTTCAGATGATAACAGTAAGACTAACAACAGAAACAATACCAAGCGGAGCAGTTCGCAACGTGATTCAATATTACGATAACGACATACTATCAACCGTTGAGGTGCTTGCAGATAATAAGTATGAGGAAGTGCGCAACTTTCAGATTGCAGAACTATTTGAATATTTCAAAGCAGAACTAACCACGCAGCAGTATGTGAGTCTAATCAATGCAGTACGCAACCACGTTGATGACTGGCGTATCGGTTCACCACGCTTGCGCTTATGGTTCGAGAACGGTCAGGATTCTGCTTGGTCAACGAACTTTACAACGAACGGATATGCACAGACGACATATTACACGGTGGCACGTAAGGACAAGGCACTCGAGATATTGCAATTCATTTCTTAACATTTTCTATTTAAGGTTATGGCAGAAGTAGTATTAGATGTAAAGGTCAACACAGGGGCAAGCACGAATGCGCTTAAGGAAGCACGTCAGGAGATTAAGAACCTAACGGCGGCGGCATTGGAAGCGGATAAGGCAGGCAACAAAGCGTTATCAGATACCTATGCAAAGAAAGCAGCCGAAGCACGTGACCAAGTAAAAGATTTGCAAGAGAAAATCAACGCACTTGACCCGGGCGCAAAGGCGCAGGCATTCGCTGCATTCGGTCAAACGGTGGCAGGTGGATTGACAGCGGCTATATCTGCAACGGCGTTATTCGGCACAAAGAATGAAGACCTTGAAGCTACACTTGTTAAGGTTCAATCAGCAACGGCACTATTGCAGGCTACACAATCTATTGCGGATGGATTGAAGCAGGCGAGCATCATCAAGACTGTTGCACTGACCACAGCACAATCAGCATACGCAACAGTAGTCGGCGGCACAACAGGCGCATTGAAATTGTTCAGGATAGCACTTGCATCAACGGGCATAGGGTTGGTAACGGTCGCACTTGGGGCATTGATAGCCAATTTTGAAAAGGTAAAACTTGCAATACAAGGATTCTTAGACACATTAAAGGACATCCCATTCATAGGAAAGTTTATCGGCACTATTGAAAATGGAGCAAAGAAATTAGTCAACTGGGTAACAACATCAACTGAAGTTGAGAAAAAGCAGAAAGAGGTAAATACAGAACTTAAGAAGACAAAAGAAAATATTGACCTTGTTGCAGGTTCAACGGCTGCATATAACGCAACCATTGCTAACTACAATAAAGAACTTGAAAATACTGTTATTGGCAGTCAGAGGTATTTCGATATATTAAAAAAAATAAATGAAGAAGAAGCGAAACGTGATGCTGCACTAAAGGCAGGCAGGGGTGATGTTGAAATTGGAGGATTAGGAACTAAAACCGTGACAGGTGTCACTGCTCCTGAAAAGTCAGCACCAGTGTTGACTGCTGAAGCAATAGCGAACTTCGTCATTGCATCAAAAAAAAGACAAAAGGATGCGACTGAAAAATTAGATGCAGAAGAAATCGCAAATGCACAAAAGGCAGCGGATGCAAAGTTCAGCATTGCACAGAGTGGGTTGAACGCATTGGCATCACTTGGCAACATAGCGATAAAGAATGAGGCGCAGCGTGAGAAGTTTCAAAAGAAAATCGCAGCAACACAGATATTGTTAGATACTGCCATTGCCATATCACAGATGGTTCGTGATGGTTCAAAAGTAGGTGTCACGCCTATTGAAAAGGCAGCAGCCATTGCATCAGGTATTGCATTGGTTGTGAGTAACATTGCCAAAGCAAGTGCCTTATTATCAAAGGCAGGCACATCAACACCACCAACATTGCAGGGCGGCGGAAGCGCAGGAGCAGGTGGAGCAACGCCACCAACACCGACGATACCAGTATTCAACCCACAAGGCACAATCATACCACAAGGGCAAGAACAAGGGCAGCAACCGATTAAGGCGTATGTTCTTGAAGATGATATCAGCACATCACAGAACAGAATTACAGACATAAAAACAAAAGCACTATATGGATAAGTTCCCAATTTACAAGATGATAATTGACGACAACAGCGACACAGGATTAAACGCCGTTGCCTTAGTTGACCAACCTGCTATTGAGCGCATGTGGATGAAGTTCAATGCAGAGATATTCATCGAGCCACAGGCAGGCGAAACGCAGTCAGAGTTTTTAAGCCGCTGCATACCTGCAATGATTGACGAGGGCAAGGAGCAAGACCAAGCCATTGCGATGTGCATCAGTATGTATGAGAATAAAGGGATGTCGGAGCAATTCCAAGACAGCTATGACGACTATCCGAAGCAGGCATCAGAAAATGCAAAGATTGCTTTGCGTTGGGCAGAAGAAAATGGATGGGGCGATTGTGGTACGTCAGTCGGTAAGGCAAGGGCAAATCAACTTGCAAAGGGCGAACCAATCAGCCGTGACACGATTGCACGTATGGCGGCATTTGAGCGGCACAGACAAAATTCACAGAAAGAACTTGGCGATGGGTGTGGTCGGTTGATGTGGCTTGCGTGGGGTGGCGATGCAGGTATCGAATGGGCGCAACGTAAACTTGAACAGATAGACCGTGAGCAGAAGTTGAAATTTGCAGTACAAAATGAAGAACGCAGGATAGTAACTGGACCGCTTATGATTGCCAACCTGCCTATATATCGCAAAGGTTCGGATGGCTTCGAGTTCTATGTCGTATTCGATGCAGCGACTATTGAGCAGCTTGTAATGAAGTACCACAAGGATGGATTCCAACATTCGGTGAACTTGATGCACAACGGTCAGCAGGTAGAGGGCGTGTATATGTTCGAGAGTTTCATCATCGACAAACAGCGTGGCATAACAGCACCGACAGGCTTCGATAACATACCCGATGGCAGTTGGTTCGGTTCGTATAAGATAGAGAATGACGAGGTGTGGAACTTAATAAAAGCAGGCACATTCAAGGGCTTCAGCGTAGAGGGATTCTTTTTGAAAAAGTTGATTACTGCAACGGATGAGCAGGTCATCAACAAGCTGAAGGATGTGCTAAGTTGAACACCTGTGCAGGTTTTCTATTTATTAGAAACAACCTGCTATGTCAGATATCAAACAATCAATAAAAGAACTAATCGGCGAAGAAAAATTCGCAAAGATGCGCATCCTGTTAGGGCTTGGCGAAGCTATGCCTGAAGCCACAGAAAAACCCAAAGAAGAAGAAAAGATGATGGGCGAGGGCAAGCTGAAAGATGGCACTATGATAACGTATGACGAACTTCAAGTGGGCTATCCGCTTATGGTCGTTACTGAACAAGGTACGAACCCTGCTCCTGATGGAACGCACGAACTTGAAGATGGCACAAAGGTAACCACAGCGAACGGACTTATCACAGCCATCGAGCCTGTGCTTCCTGCAACACCTGCCGAAACAGAAGCAGGTATGTATCCAAAGAAAGAAGAAGAAGATATGGGCAAGAAGTTGAAAGAGTTGATGGATGCCATCGAGGGCAAGATGTCAGCGATGCAGTCTGAAATCGACAAGCAGAAAGAAACCAACAAGCAGATGTTTGAACTGATTGAGAAAATAGGCGACCTGCCAACAGCAGAACTGAAAAAAGAAAATCAGCAGTTCACCACAGCAAAGGACAAGAAACAACAAAAAATCGATTCAATACTAACCACATTAAAAACAATAAAAACTAAATAACATGGCATTTTCAGTTTCATCGTTAACGGACTACGTTAACCAAACCAGTAAGGAGTTGCTCACAGCCTTACACTTCGAATCAGAAACCGCTGCATTGGCAAACGTGCAAGTGGGAGTAAAGAGCAAAATGGCTTTGCAAATTTTAACTAACACACCGATTCCACAATCAGGTGATGGTTGTTCATTCCTTGCATCAGGTACGACTGCATTCACGCAGCGTGAGATAGACGCTAAAGCGGTTAAGTATCAGGACACACTTTGTCCACGTACACTTGAAGCTAAGTGGACACAAATCCTGTTGAAGAACGGACAGAAGTACACCGAATCAGACATACCTGCAAAGATTGTGACTGACATCGTTGAGCAGATTAAGAAGCACCAAGAAACTGCTGACTGGCAGGGCGACACGACTTCAACATCTGCATACTTGTCAATCTATGATGGTTTAATAAAAATCATTAAGGCTGCAACGGGTACGAATGTAGCTACTGCGGTATCAGGACCAGTGACCACATCAAACGTGCGTACTATCATGCAGAATGTGGTTGCTAAGATTCCTGTTCAGTTGAAAGGTAATGCAGGCGTTAAGATATTCTGCGGCTATGACATTGCAGAACTATACCGCCAAAAGATGTTCATCGACAACTTGTTCCACTTCCCTGTTGGCGGCAATCAGAAGAACATATTTGCTGAAGGTTCAGTACACGAAATCATACCTGTACACGGTCTTGATGGACTTGGTTCAAATAGCGGTGACAATCCGTTCATCTTTGCGATGGACCCTGACCGCAACTTATTCTTAGGCGTTGACTTGCTTAACGAAGAAGAAGCAGCAGAGATGTGGTACAGCCAAGACGACCAGAACGTGAAATATTCATTCCGTTATCGTCGTGGATGGCAGGTTGCATTCCCATCTGAAATCGTTGAATATTCAAATTCTTAACATCACTTAAAACCACCTTACGAATATGAGTTGTTTACTAACACAAGGATTCAGTCTTGACTGCTTAGGCGATAATGCAGGTGGTGTAAAAGAAATATATATCACCGAGTTCAATAACGTAACAGCAGTCACAACGGTAACAGGCGCAATCACTGCAATCACAATGGCATCGGGCAAACAGTTCTGGACATACGAGTTATATTCAGAGCAGGGCGAGGTGTCAGAGAATGCAATCAAGAAGCCCGAGAATGGCACTATTGCACACGAGCAATCTGTTAAGATACCGTTGTACAAGCAAGAAACGAACAAGCGCAATGAGTTGTACATCGTTGCGAAGAACCGTGTATGCATCATCGTCAAAGATTCCAATGACAAATACTGGCTATATGGCGAGGGCTACGGCTTGAACCTTATCAACCGTACTGCGACATTTGGCAAGTTGATTGACGACCGAAATGGATACGAATTAGAGTTCACAGGCAAAGAACCACTGCCTGCAAAAGAAGTTGCATCAGGCATCATTGCCGCACTATTGCTACCTGCATAAATAGGTTCATAGATTTTGTAGAATGCCCTGCCGTAATGGTGGGGCATTTTTATTTATTACAATTTTGCTATTTTTCTATTTACTTATATGCTGATAATACAGAAGAACGGAAATTCAACGGTGGTCGTTACTGCAAGCGAGATGACCGACTATGACGATACGAACTTTGTCATCCAATTCAAGTCGAAGCAGACAAACGAAGTGAAGCAGTGCAATGTGGTTGATGTGAGCAGCTATGCGAAGCGTTACAACCTGCTGACGATTAAAGACACGCCGAACCCTGTTGCAGAAGATGGCGAGGTGGACTTGAATCTTGGTTATCACGAATACACGGTGCTATCCACAGCAGGCGCAGTGCTTGAACGTGGGTTGGCATTGGTGATATGGCAGCGTTCTGCGGTAGATGAACACACAAGAAATAATACCAACACGATATATGAGAAAAACAACTGATAAGGCGAGTCTGTATGAGGTGCAACTTGAAGCACACAAGATACCAGTCAACATCGAGCGACCACGTGATGGCTATGTGACGTATGGTGAGGACAATCTATATCCGAACTATTTGATTGAACTATACAATCGTTCTGCGAAGCACAATGCTATTGTCAATTCAAAGATTACCTATGTATATGGGCAGGGTGTAGAGGTGCAGGTTCAGGATGCAAGGGTACAAGCGTTATACGACAGCGTGAACAGATGGCAGTCGATGAATGAGTTCACCTATCAACTGATTACAGACTTGGAGTTGTATAATGGTTGTGCGATTGAATGTATATGGAATCGGGCAGGTACATCATACGAGATGAAAGTGCTTGAGTTCAAGAATGTGCGGTCAAATGTGGATGGCAGTTGTTTCTATTACAGCCCACAATGGGCGCAGTACAACACGCCTGAAGTCATTGAATATCCTGCATTCGACATAACCAAGCGCAAGGGCAGGCAGATATTTTATTACAAAGTATATAGACCAGGCTCAAAAGTATATCCAATACCGAACTACATCGGCTGCATACCGTACATTGAAACGGACATCGAAATCAGCAACTATCATCTGAACAACATCAAGAACGGATTTTGGGGCGGCAAGGTTATCACATTTATTGCACAACAGCCGACAGCAGAAGAGATGCGAGCAATATCGAAGCAGTTCAAGTACACAAAGGCAGGAACGGACAATGCAGGCAAGTTCGTGTTGAACTTCGTGCCGAACAAAGATGCCGCACCTGTCATTGAATCACTCGAACCCGATGACAGCGATACCAAGTTCGAAATATTAAACAAGACCGTGCTGCAAGAGATATTTGTCGGGCATCAGATTGTAAGCCCTATGCTTATGGGTGTACGTGTCGAGGGTCAACTGGGTGGCAGGACAGAGATGCTTGATGCGTATGAGTTATTCAAGAACACGTATGTGAACGGCAGGCAACAGATAGTTGAAAAGATAATCAACTACCATGCAGAGAACATCACAGGCATATCGAATGCGTTTGCAATCATACCAACTGAACCGATTACACCTGCACAGCAAGAGGTGGCAGCCGAGCAACAGCAAGAGCAGGCACAACAGGCACAGGTCAATGATGCGTTGCGCAACCTTACAGGCAGGCAGATGCAGAACGTGATGCGCATCATAAACAAATATGGCAAGGGCGTATTGACCTATGAGCAGGCAGTTACTATGCTGCGTGGTGGATATGGCTTGACCGATGCCGACATCGATATGATGCTTGGCGAAAGCACAATGGATGAATTTGTAAAAGATTCAAAGGACTGGAAAAAACACCTTGAAATAGCTGCTACATTCGGCATTGATGAGGACAGCGTGACGATTGTCAAGGTGGTACGGCAGCACTTCAACAGCGTATATGAAGCCGAGCAGTTCGTTGAACAAGAATTGCTTGAAAATAAAATATTGAAGATACTGCAAGAAACACCCGACATCAGCATCGAGAATATTGCAAAGGCGATACGTGAGAAAACAGAACGCATCAAGAACCTAATCGAACAGATGACCACTGATGGCAGGTTGAAGCAATCAGAAAAAGATGGACAGATACTGCGCACGCCAACGGCAAGGGGTAGGGATGGCATCACGCCACAGGGTAAGATACCGAGCATCACGACGATGTATCGCTATGCGTTAAGGAGCGATGCGCCACCATTAAGCGCAGGCGGTGAAAGTCGTGAGTTCTGCCAAAAGATGATGCAGCGCAAAAAGTTATACAGCAAGCAGGACATCGACAGGATGAGCGCAATATTCGGGTATGATGTATGGCGAATGAAAGGCGGTTGGTACACCGTACCCGACACGGCAGGATTGCTACACGTACCTTATTGCAGGCATACGTGGGAACAAGTTTTGATAATTGATAAATAAAATATAAGATGGTAAGATTCATATCAGAAGCAGACCTAAAAAACAACAGCGTACTAAGCGACAACATCGACTATAAGGTGCTTGGTCAGTTGATTGACGATGTGCAAGAACAGCGCATCCACCCGATACTGGGCACGGAGTTGTACAACAAGTTGAAGTCGGATGTCGTTGCAGGTACATTGGCAGGCAATTACCTGACATTGATGAACGATTACATACAGCGTTGTATGATTGCTTACATACTTGCTGATTCGCCGATGTATATCAGCGTGCGCTACTTGAACAAGGGAATAATGACTAAGGTGAGCGAAACAAGCACACAGGTATCGATGCAGGATGTTAAGGATGTCATTGACTGGTGGCAAAACCGGGCGCAATGGTACGCAGAGCGCATCACGGCATATCTATGTGAGAACAGCACCTTATTCCCCGAATATGAAAACGGCAACGATGCAGGCGACGACATACAACCGAACATACAGAACTACTTCAGCGGCATGCTGCTTGACGATGGCGACAATGACTTCATTGATAGGGCAGGCATTCCCCGATTTCAAGAACCATACAAAAAGCGTAAATGGTAAATAAAAGAACATCAAACAAAAACATTCAGAAGCTAATCAAATACGAACTAAAGCGTGAAGACAAAGTACAGCATCAACCGACTGATAAGGTCTCTAAAAAGCATAGCAGAAAAGCACAGGCAGATAAATAGCTTCGGCATAGGCAGTCTGTATGATGTGACCTTTCGCAAGTTATTATATGGCGGTATGCCTGACAAGAACACAACGACATCACAGCCGACCTATCCGCTGATGTGGTTCAATGTCGTTGATTCATCCATACAAGGCAGGGCATCATATATCAGTTTTCAAGTAATACTTGCCGACTTGGTTACGGATGGCGACAAGAACGACTTCGAGATATACAGCGACCTGCAACTTGTGGCGCAGGATGTGGTTGCCTTATTGTACAAGGACACGGTAAAGGACAAAGAATTTTCACTGGATGAAAGCGTGACGATGACACCATTCGCAGACCGATTCGAGGACAGCCTGAATGGATGGGTATTGAATATGCGCATCAAGATTGCATACGGATATGAGAATTGCAGCGTGCCTGTACTGGACTTCGACATTGATGAAGTGATTGGCGGCGTGGATGAGGTACGTAATGCAGGGGCAACACAGCCGCAGACCGTTGTTGCAGGTGGCGTGGACTTGGTGCAATACGAGAATGACAATTTTGAACAAAACAAGATAAATTCTATTTAAGAGTATGGCAATTTTTACGAGAACAGTAAACACACAGGATAGCAGGATGATACAGAAGCTATCCACAGTAACAGGGCAAGTGCCAACGGTTGCACCATCAGACAACCACGTGGATGGCACGTGGGATTCACTTGACATCTATATCGGTGAGTTGTTTATGAATGCGGCAGATGGCAAGATGTGGTGTAGGACCAACAACGGCATCAAAGAGATATTCGTCGTGCCGAGCAATGCAGCGACAGGCGATGTGTTCTATATAAACGGTGCAACTATACAGAAGTTAGCAATCGGGACCAGTGGTCAGGTGCTTGCAGTGTCGAGTGGTGGCGTACCTGTATGGCAGGATGATTCGGGTGGCACAAGCACATCAGCAGAAGTATTTCAGTTCAGAGATGGTTCACCATATATTACTGCACAACAAGCAGAGGGCGACAATAGTGCATTGACAAGTGGTTCGACAGGCAGGCGTACTCAGCTTATGCCAATATATGTGCCTGTGGATTGTGATGTGGATGGATTTTACACCGAAACAAGGTCATCGGCATCAGGTTCATTGACATCATTCGGCATATATTCATACACGAAGCCGATTGAATCAGGACAAGATTTTCAGTTAATAGGTGGCGCAACAAATGTGGATACATCAAGCACTGCCGTGATAACTGCATCACCTGACAGCTCGATAACATTAACAAAAGGTTGGTATATGTTGGCTATGTTTCGCAATACAGCAGCATCAGGACAGACATGGCTTCAATTCGCTAACGGCGCATTACTGCCGATATTCGGGTGGAACTCGTTTCAGTTCGGCAACACGATAAATATGTTCTATGAGAATACAACTACAGACCTTGCAGCAGGCAC